TGAGTTGCGCCAGGTTTCCAAGCCCAAATTGCACCATTGTTTTTAACGTTGTGTCCAGGTACGTGCGACATTATACGACTCCCATTCTTCTTGCGTAAAGCTGGCGTGCGGCGTCAGCAATAGTTTGTGCTTTTTCCAATTCCATGTCCGCCAATTGATTTCTAAATGATTCAAGGCGTTGTGCTTCGGTTAAATCGTACATTCGTTGTTGTTCCTGTTGTGTTTGGTCAAATTCAGAAAATGTACGAGCGCGTTGTTTTGCAAAATTTTGCAAACCACGCGCAAACAAACCAGACCGAACATTTGGGCCAACCAAACCACGACGAGAAAAACCAGAAACAATTTTGGGTTGTGCTTCGTCGTATTGACGCACCATATTTTGACGTTCTCGATTTCCACGTTGTTGTGAAAGAAAATTAGCATAAGCATTCATTGCGCCAGTTGTGCCATATTGCGACACATACCCGCGCCTGCGAGCTTCGTAGTCAGCTGGATTATATGCCATTACTTAATCCTTTGATAATCCCTGCGATTTGATTGAGCCATTTCAATTTGTATTTGTTCAATTTTTTCATTAATGCGACCAATCTCCTGCGACAACGAAGAAAAGATTTGACGCAACGCAGTTGCGTCGTCTGTCTTCAATGCGTTGACAATTGGAGTGTTCCATGTTTTCATTATCCAAACACCTGCGAACCCAACACAAGTTGGTCACTATCGCCGGTCACTCCACTTGTGCCGCTGGAAGCAGCCGTAATACGACCCTGCGCATCAACCGTAATATCAGCAGTTGTATATGAACCAGCCACAACGGTTGTTTCTGCAAGTTTCTCAGCCGTAACAGCATTGTTGGCAATGTTTGCAGAAGTAATTGCTGCGCTGTCAATATTTACACCAGTTGCCAGACCATCAACAAATGACTTAATGGCAGCGAAGTTGCTATTGACTTCACCAGCTTCGGCGGTAGTTCCGTTCGTAAATGAATAAGGTACTGTTAGTGGCATTATCCTGTCATCTTTCGATTGTTGTATTTAATTGCAATGGAGTCAAAACCCCAGTCTTTTGATATAGGCCCAGTAAACAATAAACTTACTGAACGACAAAAACCAAGATTTGAACCATTGATAATTTGAACGCCTTCTGCTTGTTTGCCCCACAAACCAGCACCCCACGCATCAACACCCCAAATCATTCCTTCGGTGGAAGCACCTAACGTCGCATCAAACTGTTTGCGTTCAGAACCAGACGATTCTTCGTAGTCGTGATAAACCTTGATATTAACTATTCGTTCGGTGTCAACTTGCTTAAACGCAATGTCGGGACGACGAAACATTTTTTTCTGAGCATAGGTTCGACCATCAATCCAACCAGTTCTGTAATAAGAAACAAAACCAGCAGGGGTTCCCGCAATATTGTCTTGCTCCTCATCATACAAATCAACCTTCAGCACATATGGCTGTGTTGGGTGAATCATTAATCGCAAGTTGTCGTTGTTTGAATCAGTCCAGTTAATACCGCCAATAACGCCTTTGCTATCTGCTGTAGCAAACTGCAAGTATGCACCACCACGACCAAGTGTTGGGTCAAAAACAAAATTAACAGTTGGGGCTGTTGCCGACGATGTGTCATCGTACGGTAACGCCAACCAAACACGACGACCAACATATGAAACACTATAAGGTTCTGTGCTTAACGCACTAAGTTCTTTGGCGTCCACGATTGGGCGTAGGGCATCAAAAACATCTTCAACCACAGAACCGTTGTAATAAAACAAACCCTCTGGACTTGAATAAAAAAACACACCCTGTTCCGCTGTGGCAATACTATTGCGACTTGAACAACCAAGAGTGTTTGTCAATTCAACAATATTAAAGTTATCTGAGTCTGTACCAACCAATAAGTAGATTGCATTTGTTTTAAAAATAACTAACTGACCTTGCACAACAGCCAAACCATTTATTCCGCTACCGCCACCCTTGATGTCAACATAATCGTCTTCAAGCCAATCCTCGGGCAAGCTTTCGTGCGACCAACGCACTCGGTCAGGGTAATCTACGCCATCTTCCCTTGTGTTGGCTGCGAACATTTTGTTGGCATGCACAATAATGTGTTCCGCTTTGGGCATGTGGGTCCCAGATGGACTTGTATAGTTTTGCCAAGAAGGGCCAGATGGGGTTATGGCTGTTGCGTATGTGTTTGTTGTATTCCATTTGTAAGAAGCCGTTCCTGCCCTACCCGTGCTGATATATAGCGTTGAACCCCAATTGGCAAACGACGCGCCATGCGCGTTCGTTGTAGCAATGTCATTACCTAATGAATAAGCCAGAGTTGAAAAGTTTCCACCAGTAGAACGATAAACCTTTGTGCTATTTGCCAACATGATTGTTGGCGTAGCGCCGTAGAAAGCATGAAGTTTGTCAGGCGCCCAAGTTCCCGACACAGCTGTTGTGTTTAAACGCTGCATAGCACCACGACTAAACACACCACCACGAGGGTCAATCTCAACATTAAGCATGTCTGGCGATTCGTTCCTGGCAAGCAAGAACTGGTCGGCTCGAAGATTCAAGCCGCCAGTAAAGTCGTCATAGCGCTCAAGAAGAATCTGCGCCATTATGTACCTAGCGTTGCGCCAAGAGTCTGCAACCAACGACGCATGGTTGGATACTGCCTACCACCCGACATCAACAAAGGTCTTGCGCTAGGAGTCTTCATCAAGTCACGGCGAGCCATAGCTACGCCTTCCTCAAACGACTTGAGATACATTGCTGAAAGCTCTGGGTCTTCTTGGCGTTGGTAGACGCGAGCCAACACAAAGTAGGCAAGCAGGATATGAAACCACTCATCAAGGTCAATTGCCTCAGATGTGTTTGTTAGCCAAGTGTAAACAGGGTTACGATAAGCGCGAAGCGTTATTGTATAAACAGCATCAGGCTTTGGATATAAGTGCAGCTGTGCGTCCCATATTGCATAAAAGTATGGGCGAGAAGGAACGTCAGTATTACCCAACCAGATGTCTTCTGCGTTGTCGTAGGGAATCATTGTTAGACGACTACCTGCGCTAGATGTATCTACGAGAGATATGACTTCTCGAATATCGCCAATTGTAGATATTGTGTATGGGCGCTGACTAGCAACTGTATTGAATGTGTACGTTTCTTGGTATTTTGGCCATCGGCGCTCAAGGGCGATAATGCGCTGAAATGCTTCCTTCACAGCATTGTCAATAATGGTGTTTGGCAAATCCACCGAATCAAGGTCGGAGATGTTTCGCACCATAGTGCGAACATCGGCAAGACTCATTGTCATTATGATTCACCCCTGCTTCGTAAGTGACCCATGCAGTAATCGGTGCCTTTGGCTTTCCGACCCGTACATGTATCATCGTTTGCAGCACAAAAATTACCGCGTCCAAGATATGGACCGCTTGGTGGTGCTTGGCGTGAGCCTGGAACTTCTGCGGAAGGACGGATACCTTGTATTGGTACGCCGTAATATTCGCCGGACAATTGTGCGTTCTTCATCACTACTTGTCCTTTTCGTTACTTGGGGTATGCCCTGGAAGGTGGGGGGCACACCCCAAATTACGAATTAATTACTTGCCCTTATAGGTTCTGCCCTCGGACATTGATTTCGGAATATTTTTGTTAGATGGCGAAATTCCAATTGCTTTTTTGCCTCTAAGAGTATTGTTAAATTTAATAACAGCCTTTGCTTCAGCTGTTTTTCTTGCAGCGTCGGCCTTCTGGCCGCGAGTCTTCTTTTTTGAAGGTGGTTTTTTGCCGTACATCATGGGTATTTTGAGAATGTTGGGTGGGGGCTTTTACCCCCCACCCAAACATTATATCTACTTACGGTAGATACTAACTGTGTCTGCTGCGGTGAAAACACCAACAAACGAAGCTGAACTAGCAGCTGCAATTGTTGCACTACCTACAAGCGTCACGCCAGAAGCGCCAGCTGTGAGGGTAATTGCGTGTGTAGCACCTGCAAGGTTCACAACTGAGAATCGGAAAGAACTTCCAACTGCTTCGTCTGTGAAAGCTGCACCCAATTCAGCACCTGTTGGTGTCGTGAGGGCACGACCTGCAGTTGGGGTCATTGTGTAGACGACCTCTGCTGCTCCAGCAAGTGTTGCTGCTGATTGTGTGGTTGCTTCATCAGCTGCTGCAACAACAGTTACTTTTTCTTCCTTGGCTGCCCAAGTTTCAAGACGCTTGCGTGTTACTGCACCGTCTGTGTCATTTGCGATTAATGGCATTGTAGTTTCTCCTTAATTGTTGAAGTTATTAGGCTGTCTTGGCTGTCAGTTTACCCTGCTTAGCACGGTTACGGACTGTCAAGTTACCGTAGCACATGATAAGTGCGTAACGAGCATCTACGTCTTCTGGAGACACGAATGCTGTCTGTGAGAACCACTTGCCTGAGTGACCTACAAGTGTGAGGTACTTGGTGTTGAGCATGTAGAACACACCAGCTGTGCAATGCACATCGTACATTACAGGAGCAGCCTTGAACAGAAGGTTCTGGAAACCAGCATCTGCTGTCTTGGTGTCTGTGTAACGCAACTGTGGTTGCAACAAGGCTTCGTACTTCTCAAACAGAGTTTGAGTTGTAAGAAGCAAGTCTGGGTGGTCGTTACCTACTGAAACGTTGTTGTAAAGCGATGACATGTCAGCAAGCGACAAAGCGACTGCGTCGTTGTCTTCCTTTGATTGCCACCATGAGTAGGTGCTCGAGTTAATGCCACCAACGGTGTTGCCTGATTCAACAAGGTTGCCCAAGCCGTTCCAGTCTTTTCCGCTGTTGCCGGTGCCGTCTGCGAAGAACATTTGGTTAAATGACTCGCGCATTGACTCCTCAGCCTGCATGATTTTGGCTTCAAGAAGGTTGATGATTTCTTGCTCACCGTTGTTCTTGGCTTCTTCAATGCCGCTGATTGCGATGGAGGCTGCATATTGCTTCCACTCAAACTCAGCTGCCGAGATGCCCTCTTGCGGTGTGAGCGAGAGTGTCTCGTATCCGCTGTACGAACCAACTGTGTTGTTCTGTCCGTAGATAAGCGGCTCAACGATTTTTGTACCACCGTTAAGCATGCGAATGCGACCACCCTCCATCAACTTGTAAGTCAAAGGACGTGCGGTGAATACGTTGTCGGTCAACGTCGCACGATAGTTGGCGAGCGTTGTTGTTAATAGATTGTCAAAGTTGCTGTTGGCAGCGACCATAGTAATATCTCCTGTTGTTAGTGCTAGCCGTTAATTTGGCGTTTAGCCAACTCAAAAGCATCGCGAAGTGTGGTTACGGGTTTAGAAGACACGTCGGCGCTTTTAGCTGAAGCGCCTTTCGACACAACAGTCGCTTCCCGTTTCGCTTGAACAATAGCTTTTTCTTCTTCTGCTTTCTTGGCTTTCACCTGATTGGCAGTCAAACTTTGTTCAAAGATACGGTCAAACGCTGTCTGTTTATAGACGGCTTCCAGATTTGAATTGCCTGTAGCTAAAGCTTTAGCAATTACTTCATCTGCGTCAAATGCGTCGCCATACTTCCGTGACAAAAGCTCAACTGATTTTTCCAAATCTCGCACAGCTTTTTCTTGCTCAAATGCTTTGATTCGGGATTCCAGTTGTCGGTATTGTTTTTCTACGGGGTCTGCGTACAGTTCGTCTTCGTCAAACGTTTGCTGTTCGTCTAACCCATAGTGTTGTTTTAACAATTCCAAAGTGTTTTTTGGGTCGTTTTGCAAGGCTTCTTGCAAAGCAGCGCCAAATTGCACTTGCTTTCGTTGCTCGCTCAATTCCTGTGTCTTACGGGTATAGTCCGCTTGACGCTGGTATCCAGCAAGCGCCTCTTTAAGTGGTACATCAATTTCTTCACCGGCGACGTTTAGTTTGACGGGTTTGTCAGCGTATTCGTCCCAAGTAAAATAATCGGTGCTTACTTCAGGGGCTTCACCTATTTCCGTGCTAACTTCTGCTTGTCCAAATTCTGGGGCTTCAATTGCA